TTTAAAATCTTTAGGTGGTTTACCTTTAGATAATTTTCTTTTATCCTTCTTTGCTTTTTCTTTATCAATACCAGAAAGGTCGTCATCTTTTTCATCAAGTGCTTTAAAATCTTTAGGTGGTTTACCTTTAGATAATTTTCTTTTATCCTTCTTTGCTTTTTCTTTATCAATACCAGAAAGGTCGTCATCTTTTTCATCAATTGATTTTTTATATTCTGTAGTATAATCCGACGATTTCATTTTTTTTCTACCTTTATTTTTATTACAACCCTCTTCAAATTCAATATCAGGAACAATAGTAGAAGCACCCATTCCACATCCACATCCGCCGGTTCTTCCTTTAAGTTTACCACCATCTTCGTTATTATTGATTATAATTTTAATAGAACCTTCGTCAAGCAATTCTACTTTATTAACAATAGCACCCAAATTTTCTTTAACGTATTTAACATCCACTGATTTTGGTGCTTTCTTAACGTCAGTAAATTCTGTTGATATTCGTAATTTTGCTTCATTTTTTGAAACAAAATCACCGTAAAATGCTTCTTGCAAAATAGCATCAACTTTTGATTTATTTTCTTTAACAATCTTTTTAACACCGTTCACATTTTCTTTTTCATATTTGCTTAAATAATTTAGAAAATCCATATTATTCTCCTTTTTATATTTTATCCAAAATTGAGTTCTCTCGGTTCACCATCTTCAGTTTCATCTTCACCAAACCCAAAATAGTCTTCAAATTCCTCGAAATCTTCAATATCATCAACATTATAATTATATTTATCTTTATCCAAAATTAAATCCTCCACTCAAGTATTTATATAATTTTTAACTATTTAAAGTAAAAAGATTCACTTTATGATTAATTTTCCATTCATGTTTTTCTTTATGTGGAAGTACAAAATACAAATGTATCATGCGGTTCTATATCTTTTTCATCTACTTCAATTAAATTCCAATTGGATAAACAAAAGGCAACTGCATTTCTTCTTTTAATATCCTCTTCACAAACATTATTATATCCATTATCTCTTAAAACAAACAATTGTTTAAAATGTACCAAATATGTTTCACCGTCGTTTTCATAAATGTAACAACTTGGATACAAAATCTTTTTTCTTTTATTTGCAATTCCAATTCTGTTTGTTGTCTCTTGTACTACTTTCTTATCTGTCAATAATTTAACTTTTAACAATTCCATAATTCACCCCTACGTTTATTTTCATTTTCAATACATCAAGTATTTATAATAATTCTGAACCATGTTGACCACACAACCCACTACCAATTGTATCATCGCCTACTGGAACCTCAATCGCAATTGCATCACAACACCCTGAAGTACGACATAATTTATCACCAATAGTTCCATCCGGTGCAAAAAAAAGTTGATGCTCGGTTATTTCCCGCCTCAAAATAAATAACATTATCTAATTCTACACCATCAGTGTGACTCCCTTGAATAATAATAATGTCTGCGGGTTGAGTTTTAAAACCAGCCATATTGATGACCAATCACTTTCTTTACCCGTTTGATTATTTATACTTTTTACTCTCCAATAATATAATACACCAGACTCCAATCCATATTTGATAACATCACCTGTTAATTCTTCAACAATTTTATTAACCACCAATTCAGAAAAATCTGTATATTCAGATACTTGTAATTTATAATACATTATATCTCCCAATCTGCCGATACTGAATTATATGGCAATCCACTCGTTCCACAAGGGTCAACGAGCATTGGTGTTGTTGGATTAGAACTTCCTATTGATGGGTCTTTAAGTTCATAATCAATTTCTTCATAACTAAAATTACATGTGAATGTAACTTCATCCGAACTCCCCATTGTCAATTGAAGAGAACTCAAATTTAATAATAACAATTCTGTGAATATTATATTTGCAACGGTTCTTTTTTGATTATCCATAATACTAAGAATCGCTTTATTAATTGTAAATTTTCGTATCAAATCAGTATAAGTACCATCATCTAAATCACCATATCGCAAATCTTTTATCCATTTAAAAAAATGAATATAATTCCTCATATCCTCTGATAATTTAAATTCAATTTGTAATTGACTTAAATCTGTGTTCTTTTTCATTCCGGCTATTGGATGTCTTACTTGAAAACCAAATGGTCCAACATCAGCAATTTCCCCCATATTATAATCAGGTAATATCAAGTTCTTAATATAACTCTGAAAATATCTCATCTCAGTTAGGTCGTCAATATTCGGTACATTACTAAATGTCAATACCCATTTATCATTATGAAATGTGTTTGGAAATGCTTTATATGTCATTCTTATTCCTCTAATGCAGTTTTTAATAATATTGGTTGTAACGCTTTCATCATTATTTTGTTTATAGAATCAGGAAAATTATCCATTGATATTTGTTCAATTTCAACCGTTGTTTCTTTTTCCAATAATTCATAATATTCTTTTAATTCTTTTTTTCTTCCGTCAAGAATATTTTTATTATCTATATCCAATTCATTAAATTTTTGCCTTGCTTCTATTACAAATTCATCTTTAATTTTAATCATATGTGTTACATTATCAACAACATAATTTTTATCATCATCACGTTCTGCATATTTAGATACCAAATTTTCTCTTTCAACTTCATATGCCTTATACTCTTCACTTGGTTTACCACATTCTAAAATAGCAACAACCCTCGATAATAAATTTTGCTCATTCAATGTTATAGCATAAGTAAACCATTTATTANTTTTTTCTGTTTCACTTATCTGTTTCATTGCATCAAACAAATCAACCAATTCTCTGTTTTTCAATTTCACTACCATTTTCAATATCTCCTTTTAAAATTTTATTATTGTTGTTCCGTCCATGCTGAAGACAATGTACCAGTAAATTTAAATGTAATAACAACATCATTATCCACAACACGAGGACCATTTTCGTCAAGAATTAACCTCGTAAATTTATCCGTATTATTAGGTCGATATAATGTTTTCAATTTAGCTATTAATGTAAATCCAGAATTATCATCAGATTGTTTAATACTACCATAATAATTATAAAAACCATCATATTTACTTAAAAGTGCCCCATTTCCATAATGTTGCATCAATAATTGTGTGTTATCAACAAACTGCATACTATCAAATCCAAAAATTGTTGACATTCCACTATATGGTATGTTAACAATACGTAAATCATTTGGTGTCTCATCACTTTTTAATTTAATCTTCTCTGAACCTGCTATCCATTGGTCTTTTGTAATAGTCATTTGTATAGTACCAGCATGTTGAAACCTACTATATCTCGCTGTAATATCTGTAAATTTCCATGAACCCGAATTTTGTTTCTTTCTATAAGGGCTAAAATATTCACCATCATCTATTGACACATTCAAATCATTAGATACATATGTTTTATATTCATTTCTCAATACCAAATCATTAACATAAATTCTATCCACTGGATGTCTATATGACCCAATAGTCTTAATATCCCCAATTATATGTTTTTGTAGTATTGTAATTCCACCATCAAAATTAATACTACCTGATTCATCTATAGCAACATCATGTGTATATATCTGTCTTAAATACGCTCTGTCAACATAATTATCACTTCTACCTAATTGTTTAGTAGATACCTCTTCCCACTCTTCACCAGTCCAACCATTTTCTTTAATTTTATACCCTTCACCGTCAGGAACTATATGTGAATGAATTGTTACCTGTCTACCATTTTCATCATATTTATTCCACCCAGTAATATTTTCAGTAAAAACATGAACAAACTGATTATCCCACCAGCCTAAATCATGTACACGATTTCTTAATGGAATTATATTACCATGTGTTTGTATATTCCGTCCAGCAACAAGAAGAACATCTTTATCTTTTCCAAGATATGGAATTATACTTTCATTTTGTTGTTGTTCCGTTACAACATTTATAGATATCAATTTATCAATATCAAGTTTAAGAGTATTGATTTGATTTTTATATATACCATTTGTATATATAACAGACGGAATATCTGACTGTACAATTTTTGATTCTAACGTAGTAATTTCTTTTCTTTTTGAATCTATTAAACTTTTATTTTTTTCAATTGACGCATCAGAAACATATGCAGTTTTCCAAATTCTATCTATAATTTCTTCAGCAGTAAATGAAAACTCATTTCCCGCTGACAACGTAACCATAACAATATCATTCAAACTTCTTACAAGTAAATCATATCCAGTTTCATATGTACCATCATAATCTGTTGCCGATGCTTTATATGAAGATATATTACCATACATATAATTTGTATTATCCTGTCTATCAACATATTTATTACCATTATATGTTTTGATTTTTGTTGTATTATGATATGGTCCAATAAAAACATCAGTATTGCCAAAATGTGCCATATCATTTGATATATTAAAATTAATATATGCATCAGAAAAATTTGAACCTGATGATACTTCAGCCCAAGTATCATCAAACATTTCTAATTTGTTTGAAAGATATAAATGACTCCACCGATTACCAGCAAGTCCCAACCCATATCCCTTATCAACGGCAGGAATTATTGAATAATTGTCCGAATGAGCACTTAAACACGCACCATACATATCTATTTCACAATCACCACTAACATTAGTTTTCATGGTTGTTCTAATACGTTTTGATTCGATACCCTGACTTGATACATATTGTAAACATAACTGAGGCATTTCACGTTCAGCGGCTATTACAGGCTTGTTAACATACTCAAATGTACCCACTAATAGTTTGGCTACACTTCTATCTTCATCGCCCCCTAACACGGCTCCAGTTTCGTCTATACCTAATGTGTTTGTGATGTATACACTACCATCATATGTAAGCCCATAATTTCCATTCTTTTCATTTGTTGTTCTTACCCAATAATCACCAGATGTTGAATAAAAAACATCCTCAAATGTTCCTGCACTTATTGTTTTTGATTCTATTTGAAAATCTAATGTAATTTCCGTTACTTTACCTGTACTACCAACATCTTTTGAATAAAGAATTTGTGGTTCAGGAATAATTACTTGACCAAAAAGAAATGGGTTAGTAGCTATAACACCATCTGCTGTTCTCTTAACAGCATACAATCCAACTTTATTAAATTTTATCTGTCCACGTTCTGCTCTCATAGTAACTTTAAAATTAGCCCTACTATCATTAGCAGACGTTATTACATGTTGATACGTTACACCCCTATAAAGAAACTGCGATTTTGGTTCATTTGGATTTTCAGGTCCATATCCATCCGCTGATGATGGTGCAGATAATAAACCATATCCGGCAGTTGACAAGAACCATGCTGCACCGCCAGTTCCGGGCGATGTTACTGTATCCGCTGTATAATAATCACTAATAGCACTCGTTTTAAATTGATTTATAGAAAATACTTCTCTATGTGCAAAATTAGTTATCATCTGATTAGCACCACTTGTAGCTACAGTTTCATCACCTGTACGCACCAAATACAATTGCTCTGGTGATAATGTGTAATTATCTCCAGATGTATTCCATAATATTTCACCTTGAGGCAAAGTATCAGCAGAATTTGTACAGGTTCTGATTTCATTACCACTAATAGATAAATCAGTTGGTAAAATATTTGGGTCTATTCTGTAATCATACGCAGGTACATAATATGCAATTTCAATATATTGCCCCAACGGATGAGCATTATCAATTTCATTAAGTCCATTTTCTGTAATCATTGCATATTGCATTTATATCTCCTTTATTACATTTTCTTAACTACAATCTTAACTATATTTATATTTATAAATTTTCTTACATGTACCAATCAGCATAACCATCAGAAAACAATGATATATGTTTTCTAAATCGAGGTACTGGTACATAATATACATCAACAAGTGTTTTGAAAACACCAGTTATTCCTTCAAATACTGTATTGATTGGCTTAATTGCTTTAATAGCTTCTGATATTAATTTCTGTTTATGTAAATCAGTTGTAAAATTCCCAGTAGCCAAACTTTCTAAAATATCAAACCAAACCCTAAAATGTGGCGATGAAAAAAATTCATCCGGTATATTTGAAATATCTTCTTTCACTGATACAGGATTTACATTTGTCAACAACCAATCATCATTTCCTGTTGGTTGTAAATCATTCAACATATTGAAATATGCCTTTTTATTTTTCTTAAACTCTTCCCATTGTGACAAATTACATTTCAATTCCTGAAGTTCTTTATAAGTCATATCATCTGTCACAGCAAAATTATTTAAACCTGATGTTTCTATTGTACCAGAATCCAAACTATTTAAACCAATCCCTGTTTTAGGGTCTCTGTAATTTCTTGTAAAATAATAAATGAAATCTCCAACCAATCCAAACGAGTACAACATCATCTTAACTGAATTTCTTGTTGTCTTAATTTTATACCATGTTGGTAAATTTCTAATCATAAATCTTAAATATTTCTTTTGATTAATTGATTCCTGCGAAACTGTTTGTGTTCCATCAAAATCCAATCCAACATTATCACGACTCAATCCAACTTCATATCCAAGATTCTGTGCATAGAATTGAATTAACTCAATAGGAATTAAATCCGGGTCAAACAATTCTGTTAATCGATATGCCTTTTCAAGAACAGAAATTTTCTTTCTTGGTATTTGACAAAAATCACTAAGAAAAACTTTCTCAACATCATCAGTTGGTGTGTGTAAAGTATTAGCTGATATCCCACCACTCAAATATGTTTGATGTTCATAGAAATTATTGACCGCTGATAATAAACATGCTGAAACTTCACAGGCACATGTATCCAATGCTGATGCACCAAGAGTATATCCACAACTACCCGCATACATTTCATTTAAATAATCTTGATATACCTGAATATAGGTTTCTGTATCTGTACCAATCAATGTTTGTGGTATCATGTCAATCAAATTAATATCCCTGCAATCACCCCAACGTATATGTTCAGGTCCAAATAAAGAAATATAATTTTTCTTAAGTACACACGCTGATATCGTCCCTAAATTTATTATGGCTGTTGCTGTTGCTGTAATCAAACAACCATTCGTATCAATAGCTGATAATACATACGTAACATCATCCGTTGCTGATACTGAAAGATTACCTGCACTAATTACCGATGTATCTAACCATCCAACACCATTATCAATTGATGCACTTACAGCTCCAGATATTTCCCATGATAATGCCGTCCACACATGTGCAGATGTTTCATTTATAAAATTGGGGGTAAACTCAAAAGTACCAATATCCAAGGAATTTGCACTAATTGTTACATTAACGGTATCCCATTCTGATGTACATATTGTACCATCATCTGCTGTAGTAACAACTTCCAACCCAGCACTAAATGTTCCAACACCATAACTTGCTGAAATAACTTGACCATAATCCCTAATTGTTCCATTATTTAAATACCAAACATACGTACCTGATATATCTGAACTTCCACTAAATGAAACATCATAAAACGATGCATCGCATGACATCATATATCCTTGGTCATCACCCGCCGATGCAATTGCTTGACGATGTATAGTAACTGTTACTGAATCTGAATCAATAATACCATTTGATGCCGACACTGTTAATCCAACATCATATGTTCCTATCCCAGAAACATTATTAACTATTGTAAAAATTTCAGAGGCATCTGTAACTATATCAGCCGAAACATTTGCTACTCCAAATGCACTCAAATCCCATTGATACCAAGCCAATGTCCCACCAGCTTCCGGTGGAAGAGAATTCGTGCCAGCAAGCAATACATTCATTGTATCACCAGAAGCCATACAATATGATTGGTCAATTCCAGCATTAGCACTTGGTGAATGTATACCATTAACATGAACCAATGTTGTGTCCGAATCAGACAATCCACTTGTATCTGTAACTGTTAATGTGTATATGTAATCACCGATTGTATTTTGTGATTGAAATGCAACATCTGTCGCTGAAACAAATGTTCCACTCAATTCCCATAGATAATTTACTATCGAACCATCAGGGTCATAACTTTCTTGACCAGATAGGACAAACTCATCACCAGCATTTACTATATATGGTGTTGCACTTGCAATAGCAATCGGAGGAACTGTATACGTAACCGAAGCACTAACACTATCCGTTCCCGATTGATTACAATCGTCTGTAACCAACAAATCAAATACATGGTCTCCAGCAGATAATACAACAGTAAAATATTGTGATGTTGATATCACATCTCCTGCCGATGTCCATAAGTATGATGCAATAGATTGACCATCTGGGTCATAACTTGCACTCGCATTAAATGTCGCCGATACACCACTAATTTCCGTTGCAGAAAATACTAAATCACTCCCAGCATTTGCAATAGGGTCTCTATAATAAACTTGTTGAATATAACTCGCACTTGTAATATTTCCAAGGTCATTCCATGCTGACAATGAATATGTTGTCGGTAATGATGCTGATATTCCATATGCACCAGAACTCACGGCAGATGAATCAATCCATCCTACACCATTATCAATGAATGCTGATGTTGCTCCTGATGTTGTCCATCCAATTAAAAAATCAGAACCAGAACATATAGGGTTTGGTGTACCTGAGAAAGTGTTACCAATTACTATTGGCAAATCTACAACTGTAACTGATGTTGTATCTGTAACATAATATCCATTCATATCAAATGCGGACAATGAATATGATGTTGTTGATGTCAATGCAGAAACTTCATATGTACCTGCACTTACGTTAATAGGGTCTATCCAACCAATACCATTATCAATAAATGCTGAAACTGAAGTACCAGATGTCTCCCACGCTAATGTTGAATTACCCCCAGCAGAAATTGGTGTGTCGGCAGAAAAACTTGTAATAAAAGGTGATGCTGACAACACAGAAACCGAAATGCTGGCACTAACCGAACCACCACCATTATAAGCTGACAATGTATATGTATAATCACCAAGTGATGGAATTATAGCAGATGTTCCAAACAAATCAACCTCACCAGTAACACCATCGTCGAGAACTACAGTTGTATCATTATCTGCACTAAATACAAACCAACCTAAAGTTGTACTTTCTCCTTCTGTCAACAAATAATTTGTTGCACTAAAAGATTCAATTGTTGGTGGTGTAATAGCAGAAACACTATCAACCCACATAATATAATCCCAACCACCAATATTTGCATCATATTTTGTAGTATGAAAAAAACCATGATGTCCAGCCGATGTTAGAATATGATTATCAACAAATGCAGCAGACGCATAAAATATTATATGACCTGAATCCCACCACTCAACAGAATATTGATTATTATTTGTGATGTCAACTGTGATTAAACCATCATCTGGAAATGTTGTTTTATTGGGCCAAGTCTCGGCACTAACTGAAATACCCGCTGAATTTATAAGATTAAGTTTTGTGTCACCTTGGGTTAATGCAGTACTTTCACCTTCCCATTCACTTGGATTAGAATGAGAAACATAAATACCCTTTTGGTCAAGTGTCCCCGGATTAATACGCAAGCCCATAAATTCTGTTGGACTTTGATATCTGATAATTATAAAGTTATCACAACCATTGTATTCATCAAGACCTATATATGACGCAGACAAACTACCATTTAATTCTGGTTGTGTATCAACAAGAATAAATCCGGGTTGATTTGCAACGGCATCTGCGGGAATTAACTTAACATAATCTATATACCAAGTTCTATAAGTTGGATACCCCACCTGAGCAGCAACGAAAAAATTTCCAGTTGATGCAACAAAATCTTCAAAAAAGTTAGCCATGTATACTCCAAAAATTAATCATCTATTTTTATATAATTATTTATATTTATTCTATCGGTCTATACATCACGCAACATCTAACATCATACTTTTGACCGTAAAATGCCACAATACAACCAATTTACTCTATCTTCAGTATATGCAATATAATCGTTTGCTCCACCAGATGTCCCATAATCAAACCACCACCTAAATTCGTACGCCTCCCACACACCTGCATACTTTCCACGTGGTTCGTAATTGTAAACGTGATATTTAACATATAATGGTGATGCACCATCAACAGGTGTGCCACTAAAATCAAATGCAAATGAATCAAATGCAAATACCCTAATTTCAGGAACTACAAGACTAATAACACCTACACCATCACCGGATGTTTCAACACCAGCACATGATAATGGTTGAAATTCAATTACTCCGGGGTCAACTGTTATTTCAACATTTTCAAAATCACCACCAAAATAAAATGCACCAATATGACCTGTTAAAAATTCACTATTTGACAATTCAAATACATATGCTCCATAAGAAACACGAGTCTCACCAAACAAACCCGTAGCATAATCATTTGCCGTTCTAAATGCATCCGTTGCTCCACCATCAGAAATATTAAAATTTTGATATTCCAATAATGATTTAGTTTGATAATATGTTATTTGATTATTAGAATTTGCCTCTACAGAATAACCCAACAATCCAGTATTGTATGTCGGTTCAATATAATCAACAACATTACCCGGTGAACCAACATATGATGTATAATTTTCAATCGTTGTTAAATTATTATTTGCTTTAAGAGTACTATATGATTGTAAATCCAAATCAAGATTATCTTGTTTTAAAATACAATCATACATTTCAAATGTATCAATCTTACTAAATGATTGTATTGTTTCTACATCAAGCGTACAACCATATAAAGCAACATTACTATATCCACTTGTAACAACATCGCTTTCATCAGAATACGATTGTGTAAATGTACCTGATTTAAATGCAACTGTTTTAAAATCATATGAAATTTTTCTACTCGGTGATGCCCATTCATAATCAGTTACAGCCAACGTATAATTTGTTGACGTATCATAAACATCAACTATAAAATTTTTGAGTGTAATATCTAATGTTGAATCAATAGCACTTGTTAGATAATCATCACCTCTATCAAAAAGTGAAAACCAACTATCATCATAATACAAAATCGGTGAACCATTATTTACAACATCCCATCCTTCGATAGTGAATGCACCAGATAATGATTCATGAAAACTCACAAACATTTTAATTGTATTTGGAGACGTTGCATAATCTGTAGTCTTTGCACCAGCAACCTTTATAACATCCCCAGATGATGCTGATGTTACAACAACCTCACCATCAATTTCAATTGTTGGATTGAAAAAATTTACCAACTGTTTATAATTAAATGGTGTTAATTGTGTACCATCACCAGTAGCAACAGTGCTGTTTATATTTACATAATAAGTTGACATTATTTATCGCCCTCTTTTCTTTTTTCTAAATCATTAATTCTATAACCCATCATTCGTATCAATTGAAAAATTTTATTTAAATCATCATTAACATTTGTAAACAACAATTCAAAATCCGTTGTGTTTTCTCTTTGATAGTTTCTTGCATAATGTTTCACATCAACATCACAATCCATATAAATTTTATAACCATGCTTTTTTGCTAACATTGAAAAACCAACATCTTCAAATACCATCTCTCTATGTTTATTTCCATCCGTCATCTTTTCAATAATTGGATAATGGAACCAAGGATAAGGGAGATTTTCAAAAACTTCCTTCTTTATGAGTAAACACCCAGCACCAACCCAATCAACTTCAATCAAACCATTAGTTGTTTTTTCTATATTTACAAAATCAATTATATCACCATCTTTATATTTAAAATGCCCACCAACATAACAATATTCAGATTCTCTACTAACATATGCCCCAGCAACTATATCCATATTATATGATAATAATTTTTTAACAACATCTTCAGTTACAACAGTGTCGGAATCTATAAATAAATAATGTGTAAACCCATCATCCAATTTTTGAAATTGTGAATCTGATTTTCCTTCATTTACAAGTTTATTTCTGATATATGCAATTGCAGTTCCTCTTAACGATAACCATGCACAATTCAATATTTTTGAATCTAATAAATTTGTGATTGCTCTTTCAGTTTTTGTATCAATAACATTATAATATGGTGTTAATATTTTAATGTCATATTTTTTAAATGTTTCAATATCTTTATTGTCTTTTTTTCTTTTTTTTTCAGCGTCTTTTTTTAATTCTTCAATATCAATTTCCATTTTTTTCATATCAATTCCTTTTATGCTGTTCCAACATATATCATATAATCATCATCAGGCATTAAAAATTCTACATCCAATCTAACATCTCGTATATCTCCATCATTTAAAAGATGTATACACAAATTGCCATTATACATTAACAATTCTGATTGTAAAAGACCACCACTCGAACCAAACATATCAACAAACGTACCTGTATTATTTAAATTTCCAGCACTAACCTCAAATGTATTTATCGATTTTCCAGAAGTGATATCTGCAAACTGTGCATTATCAAGAACTGTCACAGTTAATATCATTGAACCTCTGTACACAGATTGTCCACTTTTATGGTCAAATTGAAATAATACAGCATCCACTGGGAAATATTCATAAAAAATAGAAAATCTATTCTTCTTCATGTCATCTACATACTTAAGTGTCATTATTATTTCTCCGGTCTTCAAAACTTACAGAAATGTAACATAAGTTAAATTCCATGTTTGATTCCTAATTCAACAAGGTTGCCTTGATAAATTAAGGTCTTATATCCTCTCCAAAGGCGTTAATTCCCGTAGAACCTACGGTATTTTATTTGTTAATATTTATAATTTTACTATAATTTGATTTTCATTATTAATAAAATTATGCTAATTTTTCATTAACTTTTTATATATTTTCACATCATAACTTTAACCTATGATGAAGCACTTACATAAAAACCGTAGGCATTATAAAATTCAACATTACATACAGCACTACAATCAGCACCATTATTTAATAATTCAACATCTAACGATTTATTATCAGATGTATTAACAGCAAAAATTGCATCAAAATCACCACTCAATGTTCCACTTTTTCTTCTTGTTGTAATGTTAAATTCTTGAAAACCACCACCACTAATAACAAATGTACCACCAACCAAATACGAACCAACATTCGTAGCACTAACACTTGGTCTAAATAATGACACTTTTACTTCGACATCACCCGCCCATGTTGAGTATCCATATGTATTTAGAAAACGTAAGAGTGTGTATTGATGNANTTGCTATAGCCATTCTCTGTGTAAATCGACTCACCAGTAGATTATCTATATAACTTCCCATTATATCTCCTATGGTAACGGTGGTGGATTTGTTACTTCAGTCATCATAGCACCATCCACAATATTCTGAAATTCTATATTAGCAACAACAGTAATGTCATTAACAGAATCTTCATTACGAAATTTAATTTCCATAATTCCCGCCAAACCATAACCATCAACAATTGTCGTTAGTGAAGAACCATTCTCGTGAACCACAGTACCATATTGACCAATATCATTACTATACACCACACCATCTGCACTTAAATAAAAAGAACCACTCTCGTATTTACTACCAACACATGCGGATGCACAATTAACATTAACAAATGATAATATCTGAATATCACCATAAATATCATGTCCACCACTACCATCTGATGCTGATAATGTAAAGTATAATACTTTAGTAGCACTCGCCTGAATTTCAAGTTGTCTTGTAAATCTATTTTTATCTTTATCGTCTATTAACCCTGACATTATGATTCCTCTATAAAAGTTTCACCGGTAAATTCTTCCATTTTACGGACGAATTTCTCCATATTAATTTTAATTGTTTTTCCTGTCTTTCTATTACGAAGAAAAATACTTCCCATTCTCCATTATCATTATGGGGAGATATTTTTGTAATATTTGAACTACTATCCTCAACATACAATTCTGTTTCCGTACCAAATGCACCAGATGCAGATGCAAACATATATGCATGTCCTGCTACAACTGTTGGCTCATTGGTTTTTGGAAATTTCATATGGTCAACAATAACTTCACCTGTTGAGAAATCGCCACTCAATAAAATATTACTCGCATTTGTAATTGCAAACTTATTATTCTCAGTATTATTTTCTCCGGCATTCTCACCAATGAAAACACAATTGTTACCAGTAGAATTTCTTCCTGCATATTCACCAATAAAAAGACTATCAACCGCAGACGCACCATATCCGGCTTGTTCACCAATTGCGATACAATCACCCATTTGTCCATAACGTCCAGCTTCATAACCAATATATGTTCCCACGGACAAACCCATTTGTGAGTTAGCACCAGCACCATTACCAATCATAACTGTTCTATATGTATTTGATTTATATCCCGATTCATAACCAATAGCAACAATATCACCAATAACGTCATCACCATCAGCACCAGCATTGTATCCAATCATCACACTATATGGATGATTTCCATAATACCCAGCACTTGTTCCTATTGCTACTACATCTGTTGTATTAGTTGCGTTGTTCAACGTATCTGTTCCTATACCAACAACTCTATCCATTGATGATACAGATGCACAAACATGGTCTCCAATTGCAACTGCATTTATAATATCTGCATCAACTACTTCTGCGGTATATGGACCAAGAAGTATACATTTTTCACGTTTACGTTTTGGAGATGGTGTCACTGGTGTAGATACACCAACACCCATAGCAATATTTAAACTACCACTTAAAGAATACATACCATCTCTTCCAATGTAAATATTATCTTGACCTTGTGTATAACTTCCCATACCTTTACCAACGCAAAGATTATTATCACCAGAAACACCAGAACCAGAATCACCGCCTAAAATTGTATTCCAATCCCCCGATGTGTATGTACCTGCACCACGTCCAATTACAACAGAACCCGATGTTGAATGCATGCTAACAGCGGTACTATATCCAATAGCAACAGTATATGATGTATTTGAGTCAAGTAAATTACTATAACCTAATGTTGAATTAAAATTACCAATTGCTCTTAAATGATTACTATACCCAACTCCGGCATTGTAATTACCAATCATATAATTAGAACCACCATATCCAACAATTGAATTATAATCTCCCGATGTATATATACCAGCATCACCACCAAGAAACACATTCCAATTACCTTCCATATGATGTGATGTTGTACTACCAATATTTACATTACCAAGTCCATCTGTATACAAACCACTGTAATATCCAATATTCACATTTTGACCATATATAGACGAGCCACCTTTTGACCAAGAACCCGATTTATCACCAATATTAATATGACCAAAATCATCAATCATATAAACACCTGTGCCTTTACCAATATTAATGGAATTTGATGCTCTTGTTGTACCATCAACAGGCTCATCATCAGAAGCACCACGTGCAATTGTAATTGGAGCACTCCCTCCACTGTCACCACCAAGATATAATTTATCAAAACATAACACTCTTATCCCACGATGCAAAATGTTGAACTTGACCATAAATATCTTTACCACCCCAATGCGATGGATTAGTTGGTGTTTTATAATATGAAAATGCACTTAAAGCATTACCAAACTGTTTGTCCCTCAAGTCTGATATATTGTCGGTTGTTATATGCAAAATTCGTCGTGTTGCACTTGTTGACATTTTATTCCTCCATTAATATTTAATATTCCATTGGTGGTGATACCGGTGTATCATCTACACATTGTGGATTTATAGTATCTTGAACTATATACACAGCATTAATATCATCAATCCATATAAAATCTGAATTCACATCATCTTGAATAATACATGATTCTGCTATACAAGTATTTATATATTCTGCTCTTGAAAAACCAAAAATACCAGTATCATATCCAGAATAATCACTAAAATTATATCCCGGATTTGCAGGACAAAAGACACCATCAAATGGTTCAAGTTCATCTTTATTTTTTATTACATAAAGCAATTTTTTATCATACATATGATTTTGAAATGTAAACGGAAAATCTTCAGCAGCACTTGACACCCAAGAAAATTGATTTTCATAATTATCACCACTGGTATAAAATGTTCTCCAATCTAAATTCATACGGTCAATCGATTCTGTAAATGCATTATTAAAAAACGTAAAAAATAGCTCCAGTAGCTTCCAATTTCATAATTCCTAATTCGTGAGTCACGGTATCAATAAAATTACAATAATTATAACCAAGATTTGACTCTTGATTATATATTCCAATATGTTCGTGATTCTTACCTGCACCAATTACTTGTGATGATGCAGAACTATTGAATGAACCAACCGCTGTAATTGAATATGGTAATGGTGGTGAATCATCATAGTAATACAATAATTGTGGGTCTAAATCTACATATGTTCTATCTCCCATAGCTGACAGTGTATTTGGATTACCTGTCCAATTAAATATATTATTTGATTCAAATCCATAAAATAAATTATAGTCTATTTCACTTGTAAATTTATTAACATCGACATTCATTGCTATTGCATTTTGTATTTTATAATAATCCGCTGATGTATTATGAAAAATATTATTTGTAATCTCATAATTTGATGTATTATTAACACCAAAATCAGGAATATAAATTCCATAAATTCCACTTGCATCATCTTCAATAATAAACACATTATTTTTTATATTAATATCATGACCAAACCCAACAGGAACAGACGCAACAATACCATATGTATTTGCTCCAGCAAGATGTATCACATTATATTTAATGTCTTCCATATTTGATTTACCATCAAAATTAATTCCAATCGAATCATCACCCATATTATAAATAACATTAGCACCAATGTAATTGCCAAACGATTCTTCATTTGCATCATAACTAATTCCATAACCGGTATTGTTTTTCAAATTAATTCCATTATACTCAATTTTACATTTTTGGCAGTTTTCTAATTTTATACCATAACCAAGTGTTGCAATAGGAACTTCAATATATGAATAAGAAACCAATGCATGTTGACATGAATTTAAATTAATAGCAATACTGTTAGCTGTTACTATTGACGCAATGAATTCACATTTAGTTATTGAAAATTGATATTACATTTTCAGCATATATTATTGACCCATCATCAAATATATCTTTTGTAAATCTCAATCCTTTAATAACTAGAATTTGATGCACCACTATAAAATTTTAATCCACGACCGTCACTTTTTAATTTTATAATTATACCGTTATTTGGTGAATCAGAAAGTATAGTTACCCTTTTATTGAATTCAATATCAAAATATGAATCATCCACAATACAACTACTTCCCGGACATGGATTGTATAATCTAATTTGGTCGTCATGTTGCAATTGAATTTTTGTGGTTGGATTTGTTATCAACTCATAAAAATTCTTCGCACCATCTTCGGGTCTTGTGTATGGATATACACCGCCACCAGTATTAAATCGATTTATATAATATGTTGCCATTCATTCCTCTCATATTTTAATCTTCTACGTACATTACAAATCCACGCTCTGACTTTATAGTTGAACCATTGATGTCAATGAAATTCTCGTTATATTCTCTATTTCGGAACCCCACCAGCCATAACTCTAATATATCCGTGATAATAATTATTATCATCATCATTATTAATAAAAGAATTCCACACAATATACATATCATAAATAAATGATAATTCAAGATTTGGAACATACTGACCGTTTGATGTTTCTTCTCTTATATTATAAATAATTCCATTTTGATAATTTTGTGTTTTGCCATGATACTTTACTTGGTGTCCCCTTTTCAGGATTACTAAAATGTATATCATAAATTATCATCCATGGACCATAGGTATCCATATCCCATGCGTTAATCTCAAAATATTTATACTCCAATATGTCATATGGACTTAAAACTTTTCTATAATTTTTCATTTTAAATATAGACCTGTAGTCCGCCGTTGGCATTGCATCATCAAAATTGCCTAAATCATCAAGTGTTGTCATTCTACAAAATTCTTTATATGTTAATGGTAAATCTTCCGAACCATTTATATATGGCAAACCACATTGTGATTGTAATTTTATATACCCAAATCCTGTCGTTTCATCAGTAGAAACTTCCATAAATAATCTTTTATCTTCTTCTTCAATACCACCACCAGAAAGTCGTTCAGTATAATCAATCCATTCATCTTGCCATTTTATATACACATGAATTAAACCATCACCAAAATCACCATCTGGAACATGAACTACTCTTATTGGTAAAAATCTTAATGAGTTTGGACATCTCAAATCCTTTACATATCCTAATGTATTCAAATTATATTTTATATTGTATTGTGTTCCATAATAATTAAGTTTCACAATATCATTATCATAATCCCATTCAACTTTCAATATATCATTTAAATTTGATTTTATAAGAAAATAAGGAACATTATCTTTATCAGTTCTTGCAAATTGCCATTCAAAATCCATATTCCAATATGTTGAAGTTGATATTAAATTTGATACACCATTAGATGCACATTGATTTCCCCACATATCCACTATACTATATGTACCTTTAAACGACACACCCCACCCACTATCAAGAACACCAGATTCAAATGTATCATATATTCCTGTTTGTTTGTAAATCCATTTACCGCCACTAACTTCATAATATTCATNCAAATCAACATAATATGCCTGTTGTGGTCTATCATATACTGTTACTGGAACCCATGATGCACTTATAGTATTATCTTCCAATATTGTTCCAAAATACACATGATGATGTCCTGACGATATATATTTATTTTTTTCTACATAATTACCACCCGGATATTTAAACTCTTGAGAATTCCAATTTTTCCAATAATCATTTTTTATATATCCAGCACGTTCTCCCCAATCAACACCCCACGCTTCAAAAATTAAAGAATTATCATCATACATACTTGTATTCGTTGCCGATACTATAATATCATCGAATGTGTATGCTGACAATTCTCCATTAACATCTAATGTTTGTATTTCAACACCATCATCAAAACAAGATGCTGACGTTCTTAATAATGTATAATCATATGCCGCAGATAACAGTAATGAACTTATTTCTATACTCGCTCCAACATCATACCAATAATTATGAGAAACAATATCAACATCAATATAATGATTTCCATCTTGTGAATATTCATGTGTTGCACTAAATACATCAGTTGATGATGTCAATGTATCACCCCAACTCCAACTATAATACCCCGGCAAATATAATGAATCATAAAGCACGCCATTTATACCACCAACAATCGCCGATGTACCATCCAGTGATGCTGATAAGTGTGACGTAGTCATTGTTGGGTATGTCAATGCACCAATACCATCTCTCCACCGTGTAAACGTAGTCATTGGTGGTACTGCGTATTCTTTTATATCCTGTCCATCATAATTGAATGTATTCTTTACACCAGATACCGATATATCAAGCCAACCTTCAGGGTCTAAATAATTGAAATTTACTGACTGACTCAAATCAATGAATGACTCCTCACATGCACTCGCACCAGTCCATCCAAATTGAATATTACCAACTTCAACCATATCATTCAAATCAAAAATATTATAAAGATTTTGTGGTATATCTGATGTAGAAAATGTAGTCAATGATGCTGTAAATGTTGATTGCTTTACCTTTGCATCAATCTTAGGCATAATATCAATAACAGGAAAACCTACCATGTATTTAAAACTATAAAATACATCATTAAAAAAATAACAAAGCATATCTTGTGTAAAGGTATTATCTACAATAATACTTCCATCATAAGATTTATTACTAAGTATACAATCAACAACAACTAATGATTTGTAATTTCTAAATGCTAATGAATGATAATCTGCATTTAAATTCACAATTGCTTCTGTATATAATTTCATATTAGCAAGTGCCAATGTATTATTATCATTATTTAAATCATCATCAAGTCTATTATATCGTGTTCCAAATTCAAGTCTACTATAAGTATCTGTGATTTCTATTTCACCATTTTTAAATTCAACATTATCATTATTAGTAATAATGCTACAAACATCAAGCTCATCTTGAGATGCACTAACAATGATGCTCCACGGATTATCTATATCATCACTATCAACTACCCAATTTGTGATTTGTATTTGTGTATTTGTGTGCGGTGTCTCAAATAATGTTCCAGTACTCAAATAAATATTCTTATGTTCACCTATCGTAAAATCAATAGCCAATTTACCTTTAAGGAAAAAGTTTTGTTTACCTCCACCTTTATGGTCATATTTCAAATATGTTCTAAATTGTTCTAAATTTAATGGATTTGTTATTGTACCTGCCGGACTATCATTATTACATTGAACAAATCCCAATGTATCAATAATACCCTCTGCATCTGTTGTACGTTCTAAATCAACATATATATTAAGAAATTCTATTGTCATTTATATAACTCCATTATTTGTATTCATAATTAAGTGGTTGCAAATTCATTTTTACAATCTCAGAACCAAGAGAATAACCACCACGTACAAAATTATTTTCACTATCATATTCAACATCAATGTTTCCATGACTATCAATCATATTTAATTTTATAATATAAGATAAATCTTTATGTATTTTTGTAACCGCTTTTATGAAATCACTATCTTTTGTAATGCCATAAAATTTATTAAATGAATTAAATAAACTTTGTGGACTGTTATATCCAATAAATCTTCTATAATTTGTTACAGTCGCACCACTATCATCTTTGTATGTGTATCCATTTTCATCTTCACCTATTGCCGGTGTTGGTTGATTTTCTGCTCTTGACAACAACAAATCAAATAATCCTTTCATAAAACTATTCATAAAATTTCTTTCATTAATATAATTGTGAAGATAATATTTTTTCTCTTCCAATGTATATGGAATAGCTATAGGGATTTGAATTAAATTTCCAATTGGAATTAAAGCATTATTATAAAATGTTCTTATTTCATCAATAGTTTTATAAGTGCTCGTTCCTTCCAAGAAAAAATGCAAATAAGCAAGAATAACCGAAGAAATTTCACCACCGTATGGATTTACAGTTTGGTCTTGCCATCCATAATACCATTTATTACCTTTATTGTTAATTCCGGCAGTTATATCTTCAGGTTTAATTTTTAAATTAGTATGAACAATCCCCGGATGCCTTTCTATTAATTCGATAATATTTGAAATTCTTATTGGTTCATTGTAATCTGCGTTTATATTTAACCATTTATAAACAGAATTATTAATTTCTGTTCTTAATGCTTCTTTGTCATATAACGATTTAACATATACTGTACCTTCAAGATTGAAATTATGAATAATAGGAGAAACATATATATTTTTAATATTCATTTGTGCCCGTGTATCTAAGTTTCCTATAACCTTTGTAATATCTCCACTCATATCTTCACTTTCCATATGAGCAACAGTATCTATTGTTTGTGATATCTTCATGTCTTCAGCTAATAGTCCAAATGCAGATGTGATATAACATGGCGAATCAACACCAAATGTAAATACAAATCTGGCATTATCGTTATCCCACCCGACAATGGCATCACCACCATTATCAAATGCAACACTATCATAATTTTCATTATCAAATGCATTTGCTCTCTCATCTTTAAATGATGAAATTTCATCATTAATTTTATTAGCAACATCACTCATTGTTGACGTATTTATCAACGATGAAAAATCCACAGTCACAGTTCCTGATGTTAGTATATTACTTGCATTGTTAACGATATCCGTTGCATATTGAAAATTAAAAATACCATTACTACCATATCCATCTCTGAAATATGTTGGAGATACACTTAATGGCTCACCACCAACTAATCGTTTATAATAATACAAAACATCATACTTTTTTAATTGATGTGCAATCGCTTGACGTGTATACACATTGAAATAACTTTGTACATGTATTGAATAAGGGTCATAATCTAAATCAAGAACCGATTCATTAAGACCAGTATATTTTGTCCTCACTGTATAAATTTCATTATCCAAATTATACAGACTACCAACTACAGAAAATAGAGTCACGTTAAACATCTTTATATCGGCAAATACACCAGCACGGTCACGCTCTTCCTGCTCACCCCATGCTATGGCATTATAAACATCAATAGGCGATTTAAGACTCTTCAGATAGTACACATAGTCTGATTTTGAAACCAATCTATCTAACGAGTAATAAATTTTTGGTGCAGAAAATTTAATGCTATCATTACTTTCAATATCAGTACCACCTGTGATATTTGAATATAATTTAAATTTTACTTTATCTGTAATTTCAATTCCTGTATTTGTAAATACCTTACCAGAGAAATTTACTTTTTCATCAAGAACACCAACTGTATTTGCAGCATTACCTTGTGTTGCTAAGTATTGAATATAAATATTATCTTCTCTTGTCAATGCTCCTTTTGCTGCGAACGCACCATCAACCAAAAANNAGTTCAACATATTCATCTGGTGTTGTTCTAATAAGACACACCTTCGATGCTGTTGATAAATCATTACTATCTAATGATTCCCAATTAATCAATGAACGTCTATCGATTTGATATTTTGTTGTTGCATCCTTAACATTACCAACATACACTTGCGTTACATTATTGAAGAAAAAATCTTCATCACCATAAACATTTGAAAATTCTCTGTCTTCAAATTTGTATGTTTGAAAATTACTCCCAACCTGAACATTTGAATTACCGATAACTGTTTTTTCTTTTATGACACCCTGTGCGAGACTAATATCGTTTCCAAATGAATCTTGTGTTATGTCCATCTCAAAGTCACCCGCACTGGCAATCATTTCATTAATATTCGCCGGTGTTACATTATATGTAAATGTATTAACTAATACAAAATCGTTTCCACCATGAGAAAATTTAGAATAATATGGTAATTGTATTTTATTATCTCCAGCAGATGTTGTAGCAAACACATCAGTAAAATCTCCATCCAATATAATCTTAAGTTTAGCTCTTGCAGGTTGAGGACGTGTGACGACATATCCCAATTGACGTGCAAGAAGAATAATTGAAGACTTTAATTGTGCGGTATCAAAATAACATTCCTCAGCTCTACGTTGAATATAGTAATTCACCATATCTGTTGTACCAGAGAAAATTTCAGTTATAGTTTGAAATATAGCAGACTCACGTGGATTATCAAATCTTGAATCAGCATTAATCTTATCTCTAATTTGAGCATCAATCGTGTCAAATGTCAACTCTGTATATTTTAAAAAATTCTCAGCCATTATAATATCAATTCCTTATTTTGTAATTTTTCTTTGAAATACTGCCTTTAAATGTCTCTCTTTGATAATGTATGGTATCATGATAAATGCAGAATTACCATCAGGGTTAATTGTTAGTCTAACATCAGATTCTATAATTGTTATTCTATCTTCCCACCGTTTTATTGCATTTATCGTATCGTCAAGCAATCTATTTAAAAAATATTTATCCAATGTATCAAATAATCTCAATTGAAAATTAGAACCAAATGATGGATTGAACAGACGTTCACCCGGTAATGTCATTAATATCATCTCAATACTTTGATTGATAACATCAACATTTTTAATCTCACCATTCTGTCTCAATTGGATTTCTAAATCAAAAGCCCAATCATCAGCATATTTTTTAATTTTCTCTAAATTCATAATAAAAACCTTTTATGTGTATTTATATAAATTATCCTATATCTGTTTTTTCATTACGGGTTTTTAATGGTATAGTTGTTAATTCATTTCGACCAGCAGTACCACCTGCCATTGCTGCAGCATTTAAAGCACTTCCTACGGGTGTTAATGGTGTGACAGTCATACCAGCACCTGAACCCTGTAAAGAGATTAAAAGAGCATTAAAATCACTCTCAAGAGTATCTAACCGTTCCTTTAAATTAACTTCAGCATGTTCAACAATATAACTCAATACTTCATTGGCTATTGCCTCTGCAATTTTCTCTATACCAGTTTCTTTACTTGATGTATAATTTTCACCATATTTTGGTTTTGATGCACCTTTAAACTTAACAATCTTGCCATCAATAGACGAACTGATAAAATCAACATCTTTACCATTATCGTTAAGTTTACCAGTATCCTTATCAATATCTGGTAATGTGATTTTTGCTTTCTTTAACTTTTGTATAATAATATTTTTTAAATCTTTTGTATTATTTTTAATTGCCATTTTAAACTCCCGGAGTGCATATTTGTCCAATTTGTTGTAATCCTGTCAATGGGTCAATTGGTAATGCACAATATGGACCTTTGCTATCTGGAATTACAAAACCACCATTATCTTCTAAAAATAAACCATGCTTTGTTTTTATTGACTTTGGAGAATCCATTATTATATTCCCCACTGCATCTATTGTAATCTTTGTACCTGAATGATGTTCAACTTCAGTTTCCTTCATTGTATGTGTAATCTTTGTACCGCTGGCATGTTCAAACATCGCTGTTTTTTTCTTTCTATTAATCTCAAATTTATCTCCATTATCAGTTTCAAAAAACACCATATTATCTGGATAATCAGTATCTTTATTAGATGGTAGATTATTTTCATCAATAACTTTATTTAAATATCTTGGAATATAAATCTCACCACGTTCAAAATATACGTTGACAAAACAGTTAACTGGAGGAACAATAAAAGAACCTTTTAATCCACCTCTAAAACTAAAATCTGGAAATGCCCAAGGTAAATCTTTATCCTGAATAGTATCACCATGAATACCAAACACACGTATCTTACACTTCCCAAGTTTATCTGGGTCTTTATTATCAACAACCATTCCAGTGAAATTCCCAGTATATTCATCTTCATAATCTTCACTATTTAAAAAATCACTTAATGACTCTTCAACATCTTGTGCTAATATTCGTTTTATATTTTCATTATTTTTCATTATTATCTCCTAATTAACATTAACATCTTTCAACTCTTCTGATTTATTTATTCCATGTCTACATAACAATACTTTCTTTTCATACACACCATCAAATGTTATATTATGAGTAATTGAACCAACAAGATATAATCCTGAATATGCTTCATTGAATTCATCAATTGGTGATGGCAGACCAATATTAACTTTATCAAATAATTTTACATCGGTCATTGAATTGATATTTATCACAACTGAATTTGAAAACAAATTATATTTCATGAACATATTTTGAACAATCCCTCTTTGAAATTCTTCAAACACATTATTATTTCCATTCATTCTCGTGTTTTTAAATATTGATGGCATTCCATCATAATCTTTACTTTTATTATGCAAATCTGTAAACTTTTTAACTGTATATATAGTTCCACCAACATATTTACCTTTCAAATTATAATATCCAAATGTTGCACCATAATTACTCATTTTATTAAACAAACCCGTGACATTTAAAACTTCATAAGAATTGAAAAACATCGTATCTTTTTCATCTTCTGTCAACACAAAATTATCAACTCTTTCTGTATTATACTTTCCAGTAAAGTCGATTTCCTTTCCCATCTCAGAATTTAATGACGTGTAAACAAATTTGTTTTTTGTATTGGCATAAAAGAATACAGTATCATCAGAAATGAACGCACGTTTTAATATATGTTTTATAAAATCATAATTGTTCTGATTTTGATACCATATCATCCCATCACTTGGTATCACTCCATGAGGATTATCAAATTTAATCCCAGTTTCTTTTGCAATTTTTTGTAAAACATCAGAAGAGTTATTATTGAAACTTCTATTTCGATACGGCACAAATAATTCTTTTGAATTTGCATATCCAACAAATTTCACTGTATCAAATTGTCTTGTGGTATTATCAGATTCAAATTCATAATCACTTACATTGAATTCCATTTCTATCATTGGTTCTAAATCTTCAGCCTGTGATATAACAATAGATATAACATCATCATCTAACATTGTAAACTTATCAACAAAAGCACCAACATCAGACATTACACATTCTATCTTTGGTAATATAGATAAAACATTCTCTGTAATTGTCAATTGTTTTATGTTATCACGAGGTATTGCAATATCTTCAACACCCACATTTGTTTCTGCTTTATTTCTTATTCGTAAAGAAATGTAAAAATGTTGTGCAGGTAATGACATATATTATTCCTTTAATTTTTTAATTCTTCTTTTAGCAGCCAACACAAAATCACTAATGTCATCCACATGAGGAACGATAATATCCTGACCAATATCCATTTCATTCCAACAATCATCTATATTATTAACCTTTAATAAAATCCACCACAAACTCATATTTCCATATATCTTAATTGCCAACAAATCAGGTCTAAGTAAATCCTGTCTCTTAATAGAATTGAATTGTATTGGTCTTTTTATTTCAAATAAATCCCATTGACTTAAAAGCATATCACGTTCTAAATAATCTGAACCAGAAACTACTGGCATAAAATTTGTTCTATTATATTTATTAGCCATAATTTATATTCCTTATTCTACTGACTGTTTCCTGCAATAACAACTCTTTGTGTGTTTGTTGCTGTATCTGTAAATCCAATATCATTAATACCACTCATTATTTTTCTTGTTGATAAATCCAACGTAATATCAACAAATAAAGGACCAACATCACTAACCTCTTGTGAAAATTCAAAACTCGCATTTGTAATAATCATATCAGGATGGTAAAAGTAGTTTGAAATCTGTATCCTAATGGGAGGAGGTGCATCTTTTAATGTGATTAAATCATGAAAATCTTCAACAAGATTTCTATTCACAGTTGATGCACGACCTCCAATTGATTTTGCTGTAAAATCAAGAGTTTTTGTGACAAATTTATCATACAAATCTTGAATACTATTTCTATTTTTTGTCTTCATTTTATCTTTATAATTTTTTGACTCGTCACTTGCTGTTTTTGAAAGACCATCCACAACATCAATTTCTGTTTCCTCTCCACCATTTATCATTGTTGCCAATTTTGAAGGAATTCCCGGCAAACAAAACTTTGACACTTGTAACGCAGCTAACAATGGTTTTCCAGTTCCATTCCAATCAATAACTCTAAATGTTGGCGACATTGTAATATAACCATTCTTTCTCCAAAGTTTCTTTGACATGTAAACAGAACCCAAATCACCACCACCAGCCAATACAGATACTGTGTTAAAAAATTTAGGTATAGCTGGATAATTTAATGAAGTCCATTCACTTTCTATACCAATACGCACCTTACCTTGTGTTACACCAACAACGGGAGTGAAATCATTTCTATCTAATTTGTAAAGTTCATAGTTAGGAACAATTTTTATTACACTATGTCCTGTGGCAAGTCCAGAATCTTGTTCATTTTCTTTTGTTTGACCTGCACCTTGCCACGATTGCTGATTAAATAATGTTATTTCTTCGAAAGACATATTTCACTTCCTGTTAAAATTTTCTACCAGATACCATCTGGTGTGATGTTGATGACGGCATTACTGGTTGTTTATTTAATTTTATTTGTTCTCCAAACGCATATGCCAATTTGTCAATATCGTCATTAGATAAAATAACTTGAATTGCTTTATCTGATTCAAACTTTCTATCAACAGTTCCTTGTGGAAAATTCCAATCCTCCATTCCACCACCACCCTGTTCCGGTTTAACACTTTTTGAACTCTTATTTATCAATGTGCCAACTCTAAAATCATTGTTGATTGTATCTCTTGGTCCATAAATATCTTCACCCGGAAATGGTTCAACATGCCAAGGTTCCTTTGTTTTTTTCCAATGGAGTAATGGTCTATGAAAACCATAATCTTTAAGTAACCCCATATGTTCAAGTGCATTTGCATCATCTGATTGAATATCGATTGACAAATCCATGATTTATGAACAGAACGTCCAGTCTTTATTTACGTTTAGCCGAATTAACTTGTAATTTCTTTTCCTAGTTTTTAGATAATATTCTTTTGCCATGTTACTAAAATTTCGTTTCATTGATGGTTGTAATCCTTCAAAATCTGGATTCCATGGTGAAAATAATTTAATACCAACACGTTTCGTTTGTTTCAATAATTTATGAAGTGATGATTTTGCTAACTTAATAGGACTAAAACTATTATCTTTCGTTATTGGTTCAACTAATCTACCCGCAAAATCTTTAACCATACCAAATGCACGTTTTCCTGTGTTTGTTACAGCTTCAACTTTTTCACCGACATCAAATCCTCCCCCACCGCCTTCAGCACTTTTACCAAATCCTGTTACCTTACTAAGCAATCCTGTTACCTTACCGAATACACCTTTACCAGCACCCACAATTTTATTTCCAACATTTTTAGCACCTGATGTTAATTTAGAATTCATACTACCTTCGCCAGTTTTTACACCTTTAAAATCTCTAAATAATAACAATCCATCAATGGCTACCGACAGTGCAGTACCAACACCCGGAACAATTGATGCAATACCAGAAGCAACTTCCATCAATCCGCCAGCCCAATCACCTTTTTTAACTCTCATAATACCAAACATCAATCCCATTAAACCACCAACAACTGGAATTTTCTTAAGTAAAGTTTTAGATGCCTTTGCACCACCTTTTGTTAAACCTTTTAATCCACTTTTTGTTAAACCTTTCAATCCACCTTTAGAAAAAACTTTTCCAACGGATTTAACAGTTTCACCAACGATTTTAAAAGATTTAGGAACACCCTTAAGTTTTTCAAACATTTTAGGCATACCCTTAAGTTTTTCAAACATTTTAGGCATACCCTTAAGTTTTTCAATTGTTTTAGGAATATCCCCAACTTTAAACCCTGCAATCGATTTTATAAATTTACCAACACCTTTACCGATGTTACTAAAACCTTTTCCGATTTTACCAACACCTTTACCAATTTTACTAAAACCTTTTCCAATTTTACTAACACCTGAAAATAATGTTTTAAATTTCTTGCCAAGATTACCAAGTTTAAATAAACCAACCAAACCTTTACCAAAATATTTTGTTAATCCTTTAACCGTACTGATAAGAAATTCTTTTTTACCAGTCATCAAATAACCAACAAGACCCCCTGCCGCCAAAATACCTCCGATACCACCAAGCATACCAAAAATAGATTTTTTCTTTTTTCTTTCGTTTTCATCACTATCTCGGATATCAGTAAGTAAATTTTCAATATCACCAATATTTGTTCGCATACCAGCATCTGGGTCTTTCTTACTAACTAAATCTTTTGCAGTTTTTCTTTTTGTATTAGTTTGTGTTTTAGAATCTTTTAAAAACTGTGTCGTTTTTGTCTGTAATCTTAACGCTTCAGCATTAGTTTTAGATAACGTATTATTTTGCTGTAATAACGCTTTATTAATCGTATTTAATGAATTGTCAATACGCTTTAATGTCTTCGAATTTTCTAATTGAATATCCGAATGTTCACTAAAAGCCTTGGCGGTATTATTAAAAATACCACCAATCTTTTTTGACAATTGTTCGTTACTTTTCTTTACAAATTGAGCGGCTTGATTTTGTTTTAAAAAATCATTTTCTCTTGGTGTATTCTCTGGCATAACACTAATGCTCCTACTTATTTTTTATTCATTTTTTGGAATACCCCTGAACCGAGATTACTAAGAGACATTCTACCATCAGATTCTCGATTCTGTTCATTTTCTTTTTTACGATACTCAACCAATCGTTCATAATGCCATATCAATTCATAGTATTCCAAATTGTTATAATTTGCAAATGTATTGAAATTAATATTAAGTTGGAATTCGATTTCCTGTAAATCATTTAAGGGTACATTTGGGAAGAAAGAAGTCGCTACGAAACGTCACTCCCATAGGGACAACACCTCCACATTCTGTACATTCAATATTCATATTTGGCTCAATACCAATTCCATATTCATCGAGATATGTTGTTACATATGACAAATCCCTTGGTGAAAATTCCAATACATAATTATATTTTTCTGTTAATGTTGATACTTTATTTCCATTGATATCTGTAATCATACATGCCAATGCCAAAAGCTCTTTATCAATCTCACCCAAAACTTTTTGATTGATTTCTACAAATCTATCAATTTCAAATTCATCTTTAATTTTTAAATATCTCAATTTAATATAATCCCCATTTTCTAACTGAATACTCTTTTCTGGGTCATAATCATCCTTAAGATAGTTGACATTAAGATTGTTAATTTCAAAATGATAAGACGATGTCTTTTCACATTTTAGGACAATCAAAACTCCACGGTGTATCCACTATCCCTATATGTTACACCTCTCAACCAAAAAATTATAAACAACTTATCAGCAAGAAATAATTCTCCTGAATCTTTAATCCCTGTAACACGAACACATCTTCTTATAATATCATTAATAACATAATCTGCATTATTATCATTAATAGATGCTAATTTTTTTACTTCAATAACTTTCAACGGTCTCGCTTCAATCAACGTATTGTTTGGATAGAGTCTACACCTTGTCGGTAATCCTTTAATCTCCCAATAATTTGAATTGTCAACTTTTCCATTATCGTGAAGTGTCTTTGGTGAATTAACCGATGAATCAAATTCTGGATTATTCATATTCTGTTCGGCATCTCTTTGCATCTTCTCCATCATTTTCATAACCTTTATACCATCTGGGTCACTATTCTGATGTTTATCGACACTATTTTCAAGATTACCATCCTCTGGTACTTTACTCATTTGCATAAAAACTCCTTTTAAAATAAATTCAACATTATCATAACTATTTATATAATATATTTTTTACTACGCTACATTTCCTGTAATTGATGCACGTTGCCTTCCAGTTAATGCAGTAACACGTGATGTGTTGTCTGCGGAAGGTCGTATATTCCCTTGTGATGGGTTCAATTTCCAAAATTTTATAGTATCATAACCAAAATTCAAACCAAATTTTAACACATCATTACTCGCATAACTTAATGATAAATCATTTACCCCTGTATAATAAGCACCATGAATATGCCATTTTGCAACAATCTCACCACCATCATAGTAATGATTGTATAATTGAATGTCTATATTACCAACTTTATTTCTATTTAATCTTTTATAAAAACCATCACCATTAACAACTGACTTTTGTAATTGATGTATTAAACCAATTACATTTGCATCTTTATCATCTTCATATGTAATAGTAATATTAAAACCATTATGGTCAAGTTTCGGAAATGTCTTTGTGACTGGACCATATTTTGTAGCTTCCGTTGAAAATTTATAAAACGGTATAGTAACATCCACAACTTGAAGTGGTTTTATAAGGGAGAATGCAGATTTAATTTCAGGTGAAACTTTAATACCTGCATTCTCGCCTGTTGTTTTTACATCAGTGTCCGTGTTAATATTAACTAAAAATCTCCATGATGGTAATACAGATTTCTTAGAATAAAAACTTCTCATTCCTTGACCAAATGCGTCTGTACCACCAAATCCTACTTCAGGTTGTGCCATCAAACTAATCCTTATTAAGGTGTTGTAGTGTCAGGAAACAATGTCCAAAAGTCATATTGGAAAGAAACACTATATTGAACTGCTGCATTATCGCTATAACTTAATGATACATCAGCAACATTTTGTACAAATGCATTATGAAATCTAATCATTTTAGGAAGCGGTATACCGTTATAACTATACATAACCAAAAAGATATCTTTTGTCATTAATCGTTTTAACGGTCTTCTCGATTTACCCGCAGTTAATGGACTGTTAGGATTTACATTGAAAATGTTTTGTTCCCATTCCCAAAAAATTCTTCTTACCGCCATATCTTCTGTCTCTTCAAATGTTGCAGCTACAACACCACCAACATCAGGTTTACCCGGAAAGAATTGTTTCATACCCATCCAATCAGATTGTGTTGTTTGATTAGAACGTGGTGGAATACTCACACTTCTACAACGTACAAGTAAATCCTCCATATCAAGCAATGCTGTTTTTGGTGCTACAGTAATCACTCCCGGAATTAACAATTGCCACATCCATGTACGTTGGACATCCTTCATTGTCTTCATACGACCTTCTATACTAAAATTTACTGGATTTCCCGGCATATTAGTCTCCTTTTTGTATTTTTAAAAAAATTTTTATCTTCTATATAATAGTAGTGGACATTAATCCACTACTATTATTTATATATTTATTAAGCGTACTTAAGTCTCACGTCCGAAAATGAAACACCAGTTCTCGTAACGACCGTAGTAAACTGTATAAATTCCGCAGTTCTGACCGGTTGCACATAAATATCCACATTCATTTGATTGCTATCAATAACATTCGATGTATTATTCGTTTCATCACAAACTACATCATAATCTGTCAATCCACCACCAGCTTGTACACCTGCAAGAAAATTATCAACTAATGACCAAACTCTCAGTCTTGTTTGCTCTGTATTGTTTTCAAAAACAAACGGCAATAAAGCTCTTTCAATATTATTTTCGATATACAATAAATTTCGTCTTACTTGAATTCTATCAAGGGCTGATTTCTTAAGCTGTGCTGTCTTTTGACCCCACATAACAAATCCTACACCTCTAATGAACTTAACTGTATTGATATTTTTATCATACAATTTACCGATATGGTCATTGCTGTACACTTTCTTTTGGTCAAACACAGCAAGTGTTGCTCTATCAATACCCGCTGGAGCAGCCCATGGGTCTGCAATATTATCTACCCTTGCAAATAATGATGCTCCGTAAATTGAATTTGGAAGATAAACAAATTTATCATTCACTTTATCATAAATTTTTGAATATCCCCCATATATTGCAATATAAGATGGTGATATATATCCATATTTTTCTGATGCAAGAACTTCTTGATATGTAATATCACTCAATTCTCCTGCTTGTGTAGTACCAATACAGTCAAATCGTCTACCTGCAAGTTCACCCATAGCTTGTTTTGTTGATGTATTATATGATGTACCAATCAAAATTTGTACTGGTAATTCTTCTCTATCATTAAAATATGACCAAAATTCATCATCTGTACTATCCAAACCAGTTTCTTGATTTGTTGCACCACCTTGTAATTTACAAAGTTTATCTCCATTATATACAAAATTTCCACCACTATCCACACCATCTGGTAAATTAAATGTACCTGATGTACCATCTACAGTAAAATCATATGAATATTCAAAAGATGAACCAACCTTACCTTTAACATACAATAATTTTGAATTTCCATTAACTACATCATCAATGAAAAGTGATTTTCCATCACCATCTAATTGTGGATACAATGTACCATAATATGATTCCAATTCTGTCAATCTTATTTTAGTTGACGCTTTATCAGCAGAATTTGAATATAAATCATCCCATGTTTTATCAGCAGGTCTCTGATATAATTTAAGTTTGAAAACTTTACTTGCAATAGGAAAATGTGTTGCGATATCAGCAGATGTACCACTTGTCCAAATTGACCCCGGTCCTGTTGTTGTTGCTGATGACTCTGTAGGGTATTCATCATATCTGTAAAGCCAATCAGCTTCAGGATGTAATGTTTCCACTGTAATAGCATATTCATTACCATCTTTACCCGGACTAACAAAAGAAGCAAGCAAAGGCTCTACGGCATAATTAGAAACTTCATCAACACTTGAATTTCTATCTGATGTATCAAACACATCAGGCACATCTGTTAATGCTGAAATACCATTAGAAACGTCGGTTGTAACACTTGTCATATCATTATCGACCTGAATAGCACCAAATCTATCAAAAATATCAAACGCTCTAACAACATATAATGTTGATGATTCCTTTAAAAATTCAAGTGATGCATATGAACCGTATCCATACTCTGGAATTAACGAATCTGTACCTGATAAACCACTCCCAGATGTAAATACTGGATTACCAAAATATTCCACATACTCTTTATCATTAGTAACTAATACTGGTCTTCTTATTGGGCCTTTTGATGCTCTAACCACGATAGCACCGTTTGAAATACCTGTTGCAACAAGAATTTCACTTAAATCAATCTCACGTCTATATACACCCGGTGTTGAAAATACTCTTGGCATTTTAACCTCCTAATTTTAATATCAAAAAATTATTATAATCATTTATATAATTATTTATATATTTTTTAATTAATAACCTTTTAAATTTTATATTTTTATGAAAAAAGTATTAACGGTGTGTCATCATTATCGTCTAAATCATACTTATCATCTATTGTTTTTACACCTACATCTTTACCATCAAAAAACTGAGTTGTTAAGAAATATAACCCCCAAATCAATGATGTTACACAATCATCGTGGGTAGTTCTTGTTTCCGCCTTAAATACATTTGGTGTCACTTCTATATATTTAGATAATTCAACAACCGTATCCCTATCATTTAACTTCAACCAGTTGTTTTCAAGATATCTTTTCAAATTCAAATTGGCAGCCAACTTACTTTTTTTAGTAGACCGTATTCCAAGTCCCTTTTTATCACAATTTAGAATACATTCACATTCATATTCATACCAAATAGTCTGTGCCGTTTCTCCACCTTCACCGTTATTTTCAATCATCATATGTGCATTGTTATAATATTTACTTATTGCAATGCAAACTTCAGCAAATTCATGAGTGTCTACCCTATTATATTTATATATTGCAACCTGTTCAACTGACTTTTCATTATCAATTCTCAATACTTGAATAACAGAATTATCACGTCCAGTACCTTTTCCAGTATCAACTCCCAATATGTAAAGTTTATCTTTCTGAGGTTTTTCAAAAATTGTAAACAAGCCATTCCATTTTGTTGCCACTGGCTGTACATATTCAATCCGTTCAAGTATATCACCATCAACTAATGTGTTAGATGACCCTAAAAACTTACAATTATGATTAATTATATCATTTGCATAATATGAATTATCTTTTGATTTGACATCCAATATATCATATACATAATCTGTTTTATCTAATACTTGAATATTTGTTATAAATTTTAAACCATCTTTAGTTTCTAACGTATCACCAATATTCACATCTTTAACATCTATATCTTTACCTTCAACTATAAACGTATGCCCAATATTAACATCTATATATTCCTTGAAATTTAAAGTGACCCGTATCAACCTTTGCGGGTCGGTTATCTTACCAATACCATCAAAATCCTTAAACCCATAGGGTGTTTCTATTTGATACCTATCTGTAAATTTACTTTCAGTATTTACACTCATGTTCTAACAACTCCTTAAATTCCTCTTCACATTTAAAATTCTTTTTTGAATTTGTTGACCTACTGCACACACATAAATTATTTATATTTGATATTTCTTCAGGACTAATTCCATTTTTAAATCCCCAGTAAACACTAATTTTGTGGTCAACAGTTGGTTGTAATACATTATTATTTTTATGAATATCCAAGTCAAATTCATTATTACATATTAATTTTTCTCTTGTATAATAATCACATCCATCAAAGTTATCAAATAATTGTTTATACCATTTACGGCTTAATCGTCTAACCAATAATTGATAAGAATAAAATAAACTATACTCATCTTTAGACAACCATCTACCGTGTTCTTCGTTAGTTTTTCTTATTTTTGCATTCACACATTCTAAGTGACTAACATTTTTTACACCATATTTATCTAAACATGTTTTTTCTCTTTTATCAAATGCAATATTAATTTTCTCTTCCGTCCAAGAATTTCTTCTTTTTTCATTAATCGTTTCTTTATTATTATTTAAAGAATCCCATCGTTTATCGTGACATTCTTTAGTCAATAAATTAGTTTCAACGCCAAATTTATCAAGACATGTTTTCTTCACTTTTTTCTTTATAGTATCCAATTTTGAAATATGAGAAACGCCATATTTTTTTATTACAGTTTTACTTCTTTTCTTGGCTTCCTTTTTGACATCTCTTTTTTCAAAAGATTTAGATATTTTTTCCGTTGTTAATTTGGATGATTTTCCACAATCAACAGAACAAAAGTGTCGATATTCCCTATAATAACTTTCAAACTTTGTTTCTTTTCCACATTCTGGACAAATGCCTTCACCATCTTTTCTAATAAACATATCATAATATTCTTTCATTCCAATATTATGATACTTCTTTAAATGATATCTACTAAAACTATCAATTGTTAAGTCTGTTTGTGTTTTACACATCTTACAAAAAATACGTTCTTTCATTTTTACTCCTATTTTTATTTTGTATAAATACTTATAGAGGGACATACAGGAAATTTACTCGCCTGTTTGTTGATGGTGTATCATCAACTAACCTCTATTATAATCTATTATAAAAATCTCCAATTTTTATTTTTTCAATTTTCCCAGTTTTCTTATCTCTTATATTTATATAACTTTCAAACCCCGGACATCCGAATTCTTGATTAAAACGCACAATTCCGATATCTCTAACCATCTCTTCTTTCCACGCATCATCACGGTTAGGGTGTTCCCACCAACCAACCTTAATAGGAAAAAAGTTATTACCATCTTTTTCGGGTCCACGTATTGCACCAGCCCAAAACTCATAGAAATGGTTCATGCCAACGGGTGTATTAGAACCAACAATATTATTAAATAAAACACTATGACACCATATATCATCATCATCATGATTCAATGAAAAATCATACACACAATTTTGTGAATCTTTAATATCTGAAATTAATTCCCATTTAATATCATCTGAAATATTTTCATACAAATCATTTATTATTTTATTATTAAGACTTAAAAGAAAATTTTTATGTTTTAACATAAATGCCCTTGAAAAATGTTTATTTTTTTTATAATTACCTTTAATGATGCCAGATTCAACTATTTTTTTATAATCACCGTTATGTGATATTTTTAATCCTGTTATAATATCTTTAGAATATGGTATAATATCATAACTATCTCTTCTGGTTAATTCTAGACAAATATGTTTTCATTCAATTGTTTTCTATTAAATCTGAAAACCTATAATATCATAATATTTTCTTGACATAGTAGAATTCAATTCTATTCTATAATATTTTGATTCAACTTTTAACAATTTTTGTTGGTGGAGTAATACCTTCATGATATATTGATAATATACCAAAAATTATTTAAAATAGCACGAATTTGCTCAATCATACGTTTTGACGACAAACCTATACACACGGTTCCCCTATTTATTTGACTCGAACCATCACCATCCATAATTCCCTGTATCAGAGCAATAATATTTCTTTTTGACATTTCAAACAATCGTTTAGGTATTATCTTTTCTTTAGCATGTTTAGATAAATCAAAACCTAAACTCATCAAAATATCACACAGCATTTTTGAACTAATATTATAATGTAAACCATCACCACAAGAAAATTTATAATTTAATTTATTTAATACACCGCTAATATCATCACCACAAGTTATTGTTATACCAACATACATACTGCCTTTTTTATTTACACTACCTTCAGATAAATACAAACCCATAAAATACGCAAAATCTTCAGTTATTTTTGTAATTCTATAATCATTAACATTATGTGCATAATCTTTAATTTCAATATCACGAATATCATCATTATTTCCCCAAACATCAAGACCATATTTTATTGGAATGTATTCAGTACCGTCAATATGCTTGGTTCTTATCCAATTATATATACCATCTTTACAAACAAACCACGGATGACGTAATGAACATTCAACATAACTCGATGGAGATTTTATTATTTTAGTATTAACAAAACCACTATTAACCATTAAATTACCATTATTAAATGTTCGTTTTCCCATTACAGAATATTTATCAACACAATATCCAAAATTTGGATTATCNGGAATATCATAATTAATAAAATCAGAAACTTCCTTTATNCCATTTGGTGTTAATACAAACGTTGTATCNGTAACACAAGAAACCATAATAATTTTTGATTTTTTACCAGATGACACCACAGGGTATGTTGCTGTAATAAAGTCTTCAGCAATATTTGGCTTTACTTTTGCAAACTCATCCATATAAAGAAGTGATATTGTTTCACCGGAAATAGAATCAGAAGATGTTGTTGCAGCTTTTGCTGTCATACCATTTTCTAATCTAATTGATGATTTATTCCAACCCCCTTCTTTAATACCCTGTTGTAACCACATCGGTAACAAACCATATGCCATTTTAACTCTCTGCATAATTTCTAATGCAGTTTTTTCTTTATTGGCAATTATAGCAATATTTTTATCTTTATTAAACAACAAATAATGCAAAAGATATACAGTGGAAATTGTTGTATTGTGTGATAATATTCCGTTTGTAAAATATGTATGAGTTTTAGAATCTATTGACATATCATACATATGTTCAGATTCACGTTTTAATTTTTTAACAGACACTACATTTTCAACACCGGATTCTGTTATAATTCTATCGCCTTTTTTTAAATCCTGTACATAAACTTCATTATAATCCTTATCCATTATGATATGTTTATCAGCACACTTCAAATCATGCGATTTAGTTTTTAATTCCCAAACATCATATTTTATTGTTTTGTGTACTTGTTGGATGTCTTTCCACCCATCATCAGTCCACACTTCCCAATCATCAACATCAAATGATTCTATTATTTTTCCCATAAGTTAACTACTCTTTTAAAAACATTAAACATTCATTTATTACTTTCTGTTTATCTCTATTATAATCTGATTCACTAACTCTAAATATTTTCATATTTGTATTTACTTCTAATATTTCATTAGTTCTCTCATCATCACGAGTTTTATTTCCTCTACCAATTTCACCATGCCAATACGTTCCATCGAACTCTATACATTTATTAATATCTTCAATATAAAAATCTAATGATCTAAACGATTTATTAGTTTTAATACGATACTCTTTATTTGTATTATCATCTCTAACATGAATCATTAAACCTTTTAAATCTTCAGCCAAATCACCGCAAATTTCACATTTATAATCAAATAATTCTGGGTGAAATTTTT